GTCGCCGCGTTCGTAATCTTGTGGGTTCAGATAACTATAAAGACATATTTCCGCAGGTAGAACTGCAATCTGACTCTAAGTCAGCATCAAGATGGGGGACAAACTTCAATGGTGAATACTTCGCTATCGGTGTTGGCGGTGCTCTTGCTGGTCGCGGGGCTGATCTATTCATCATTGATGATCCGCACTCTGAACAAGAAGCAAAAACTGGACGCCCTGATGTCTTTTTACCTGCTTGGGAGTGGTTTATGTCTGGCCCTCTACAGCGTCTTATGCCCGGTGGCGCGATTATTATTGTGATGACTAGGTGGTCTAAACTGGACCTAACTGGACAAATACTGAGCCAGATGGAGCGTGAAGAGGATGTTGACCCGTGGGAAGTGGTTGAGTTTCCTGCCATCCTAAACGACAAGCCTCTGTGGGGCGACTTTTGGTCTATTGACGAGTTGCTCTCTAAAAAGGCAGGCATGGACGTGCGGTACTGGGAGGCTCAGTACATGCAAAACCCCGTGTCAGAAGAGGGCGCACTAATAAAGAAGGAGTGGTGGCGCATCTGGGACAAAGAGGATGCCCCGCAGTGCGAGTTCATCATCATGAGTCTGGACGCGGCTCAAGAAGCCAACACCCGTGCTGACTACAACGCTCTAACTACATGGGGAGTCTTCTTTAACGAGGAGACCAATAACCACAGCATCATCTTGCTCAACGCTATTAAGAAGCGTATGGAGTATCCCGACTTGAAGAAGCTCGTTCTTGAAGAGTACAAGGAGTGGGAGCCAGACGCGTTCATGGTTGAGAAGAAGTCCAACGGCTCTGTGCTCTATCAAGAGTTCAGACGCATGGGGATACCGGTGGGGGAGTTCACTCCGGGCAAGGGGCAAGACAAGATAGCGCGTGTGAATGCGGTGTCGTCACTGTTTCAAGGTGGGATCGTCTACGCACCAGATCGCAGATGGGCTAAAGAAGTTATTGAGGAGTGCAATGACTTCCCGTCCGGAGCTAACGATGACTTGGTGGACTCCACTACCCTTGCGCTGTTAAGATTCAGGAATGGTGGATTCATTAGGCTTGAGACTGATGAGCCTGAAGACATCACATGGTTTAAAGGTCGCCGCGCCAAAGAGCGGTTCTACACTGTCTAAGGATTACACATGGCAACGAACATGATGGATAGAGGTTTATATCAAGCACCTACGGGCATTGATATGATGGAAGACAATCCTATTGAGATTGAGATCGAAGACCCTGAGTCCGTAAGTATTGGACTGGGTGATATCGAGATCGACCTCAAGCCTAAGAAAGAAACAGCAGAAACTTTTGATGCTAATCTTGCTGAGTACATGGACGAGGGTGACTTGTCTGGACTAGCGAACGACCTAATTGCAGACTTTGATAAAGACATCATGGATCGTAGAGACTGGATCAAGACGTATGTCGATGGCCTGAAGCTCTTAGGTTTGAATTACGAGGAAAGAACAGAACCTTGGCAGGGCGCGTGTGGTGTGTTCCACCCGATGCTAACTGAGTCAGTCGTACGTTTCCAATCAGAAGCAATGATGGAGACATTTCCAGCACAAGGTCCTGTGAAGACCCAGATTGTTGGAGCTATCAATAAGTTACGTGAAGAAGCTGCCGAGCGCGTGCGTGACGACATGAACTATCAGCTCACAGATGTGATGACTGAGTACAGACCTGAACACGAGAAGATGCTGTGGTCACTACCACTAGCAGGTTCAGCATTTAAAAAGATTTACTTTGACCCGAACAAGGGGCGTCAAGTTGCTGTGTTTATCCCAGCAGAAGATATTGTTGTACCGTACGGAAGCTCAAATATTGAGGATTCTGAGCGTGTCACCCACGTCATGCGAAAGACTGAGCAAGAAGTTATCAGGTTGCAGGAAGCTGGGTTTTATGCAGATGTTGAACTAGGTGAGCCAGGCTATGAGTTAGATGACATCGAGAAGCAGAAGGCTGAAGAAACAGGGATGAACGCGACACAAGATGATCGCTTCCGCATCCTTGAGATGCATGTCAACTTAGACCTAAAAGGGTTTGAGCACGAAGATAAAAAGGGTCGTGTAACAGGTATTGCGTTACCATACGTTGTGACCCTTGAAAAGGGTACACGCACTATCCTCGCTATTAGGAGAAATTGGTATGAAGACGACGTCCTCCACACAAAGCGACAACACTTTGTCCACTACCAATACATCCCCGGTTTTGGCTTCTATGGTTACGGTCTTATCCACCTTATCGGAGGCTACGCTAAATCAGCAACGATGCTCATCCGCCAACTTGTTGACGCGGGCACTCTATCTAATCTCCCCGGCGGACTTAAATCAAGAGGACTTCGGATTAAAGGTGATGACACGCCGATCCAACCCGGAGAATTCAGGGACGTAGATGTCCCAAGCGGCTCCATCCGCGACAACATATTACCACTTCCGTACAAGGAGCCAAGTCAGGTTCTGATGAGCCTGTTCCAGCAGATTGTCCAAGAGGGCCGGGCGTTTGCATCAAGTGGAGACATGAATGTCTCAGACATGAGCAGCGAAGCTCCTGTAGGTACAACGCTAGCTATCTTAGAGCGTACTCTTAAAGTTATTACTGCGGTGCAAGCCCGCCTGCACTATGCGATGAAACAAGAGTTCAAGCTATTGAAAGTTATCATTGCGGACTACACACCAGAAGAGTATGACTACGAGCCAGAAGATGCTAATCGCAAGGCTAAGAAGTCGGACTATGACTCAACAGATGTCATTCCAGTCAGTGATCCTAATGCTGCGACTATGGCGCAGAAGATTGTTACGTATCAGGCCGTTCTACAGCTAGCTCAGACAGCACCACAGTTGTACGACATGGCACAGTTGCATCGCCAGATGATTGAGATACTTGGCGTGAAGAACGCTGATAAGTTAGTCAAGACTCAAGAAGATGCGCAACCTACAGACCCTATACAAGAGAACCAAGATGTTCTTACAGGTAAACCTGTCAAGGCGTTCATGGAGCAAAACCATGAAGCCCACATCGCTGTGCATATGTCTGCTATTCAAGACCCCAAAATTCAGCGACTGATGCAAATGAATCCACAAGCTCAAGCAATCATGGCTGCGGCTATGGCTCACGTAAATGAGCATATTGGCTTTGAGTATCGCCGTCAGATGGAGCAGGCAATGGGCATGATATTGCCAGGCAAAGACGAAGAGACAGATAAGCCTCAACGCGTGCCACAGGAGATGGCTGATGAGATTGCTATCAAGGCCGCACAAGCCGCACAGATGTTGTTACAACAGAACCAGCAACAAGCTGCTCAACAAGCTGCACAGCAGAAACTGCAAGACCCGATTGTCCAGATGCAAATGCAAGAGTTGCAACTCAAACAGCAAGACCTACAACTCAAAGCACAGAAGCAACAAGTTGATGCAGCAGCTAAAGCAGATCAGATTCGTGTTGAAGAAGCTCGCATCCAAGCGCAGATGCAGATTGCTGCAATGCAAGTTGGTGCACAGTCTGCGGCAGCTAAAGACAAGGCCGAGAAGCAACAGCACTCTGAAGGTGTACGCCTAGGACTAGATGCCGCTAAACATAAAGCGCAGATGGCTGTGCAGATGGCACAACGTCAGTCACAGAACAAGCCTAAGAAGGAGAATAAGTGAGCACACAAGCGTTCCAGTATTTAGCCAAGGAAGTTGACAAGCTTCGTGGCGATCAAATCGCATTCCTCGCAGGAGGAGGTGCAAAAGATTTTGCCGAGTATCGGCATGTCTGCGGTGTCATCCGGGGTCTGACACATGCAGAACAACTTGTCAAAGACCTTGTGCAAAAAATGGAGTATTCCGATGAGTGAGTTTGATGTTTCCGCTGTAGACCTGTCTGGCATTTTGAATGCTAGTAACGAAGACAAGGCTAAACAGTTGCCTGATCCATCTACCTATTACTTACTGACTGTCGTTCCTGAAGCGATGGAAGAGTATGCTGATAGTGAGGTTGGACTACTTAAAGACAGCAAGACCATGCACTATGAAGAAGTACTGACCCCAGTATTGTTTGTAGTGAAGATGGGACCTGACTGTTACAAAGACGCTACCCGCTTTCCAAGTGGTTCTAGCTGCAAAGTTGGCGACTTCGTTGTCGTCCGCCCCAATTCAGGCACCCGCCTGAAAATTCACGGTCGTGAGTTCCGCATCATCGCGGATACCTCAGTAGAGGCCGTTGTTCAAGACCCACGCGGAATTAGTCGCGCTGCATAAAAAAGGATAAATCATGGCATTACCTGAATTTGAACTTCCCGATCCTGATAAACAGGATAACCAGAATGTTGCTACTGAAGACGATAAGTTTGAGGTAGAAATCGAAGACGATACCCCTCCAGAGGACAGGGGCCGTAAACCCGCTAAGGAACCTGTAGATGAAGTAACAGACGAAGAATTGTCAAGTTACGACGAAAAAGTTCAAAAACGAATTAAAAAGTTTACACGCGGATACCACGATGAGCGTCGTGCTAAAGAAGAAGCATTACGTGAGCGTGAGGCGGCTGAAGCCTTTGCACGGCAGGTATTTGAAGAAAACAAACGCCTTCAACAGCAACTTTCTACAGGAAGCCAAGCTTATATTGAGACGTCCAAGAGCGCCGCTGAAGCTGAACTAGTAGCAGCTAAACAGCGTTATAGGAAGGCTTATGAAGAGGCAAACGTAGACGAGTTGACCGAAGCACAGGCAGAAATTGCTAAAGCTACTTTGAAATTGGACAGAGCCCAAGGGCTGAAACCAATCGCGGTAGAAGAGCGGGAAATGCCCACTCCTCAACGTACAGAGCCTGAGAAAAAGAACACACCCCGTACCCAAAAGTGGTTGGATAACAACAATGATTGGTTCGGAGTGGATGATGAGATGACTATGACTGCGGTGGGGCTTGACAGAAAGCTACAACGCGAGTATGGTGCGGACTATATAGGTACTGAAGAGTACTTTAAAACCATCGATAAAACGATGCGCAAAAGATTTCCTGAACATTTCGATGATCAGAGCCAAGAGGATGATGACCCTCCTCCAAGAAAAAGGTCAGAACCGGTGTATGAAGACGACGAACCTCCACGCCGTGCCCAAAGAATTACTAATGTTGTAGCTCCGGCTTCACGTAGTACTCCACCAAATCGTATTCGTTTGAAGGCATCCGAAGCCGCCATTGCGCGTCGTCTTGGGGTTCCAATCGAAGAATATGCTAAACAGGTTGCTCAACTTAAAAGAGGTTAAATATGGATCAGGTTAAAACTGCTGAAAAGGCACAAAATCGTTTGGCTCGTGAACTTGATACGCGTGCAGGAATGCAGCGTCCCACTTCGTGGCAAGCTCCCGAAACCCTACCTTCGCCTAATCCACGTCCGGGAATTTCCCACCGCTGGGTAAGAACTAGCATGTTGGGTGTCGCGGATGTCCAAAACATCTCTGGCAAGTTACGTGAAGGATACGAACCCGTGAAAGCGGAGGACTACCCTGAACTTAGTATGAATGCTTCTACTGAGGGTCGCTTCAAAGGAAGCATTGAGGCCCCCGGTTTGGTTCTCTGTAGTATTCCAACAGAGTTTTTGAGACAACGAGAGGCTCACTTCTCGAACATCAATAAAGCTACGATGGAATCTGTAGATAACAATTTCATGAGAGACAACGATCCACGGATGTCGAAGTTTTCCGAAAAGTCGACAAAAGTGACGTTTGGTTCTGGCACTTAAATTTTTAAAGGAGTCTTAAATGGCTTATCCCGTTGTTTCGGCCCCCTACGGCCTAAAGCCGATCAATCTGATCGGTGGTCAAGTATTTGCGGGTTCTACCCGTGAGTATGCGATCCCATACGGATATGCGACTAACATTTTCTATGGTGATATCGTTGGATTGACCCGTGGTAATGTGCAGCGTTTATCTGTGTCTACTGGTACTCTTGGTACTGTTACAGGTGTTTTCTTGGGCTGTTCTTATACAAACCCATCCACCAAACAAAAGCAATTTGCTCAATACTGGCCTGCTTCAACGCTAGCTGGTGACGCAGTTGCTATCGTTTGTGATGACCCTGACACAGTGTTCAAGGCTGTCGTTTGTTCTGCTACTACTGTTGTTGCTTCTGGCGCTCGCGCCATGATCGGCCAAAACTTGGCTATGATCAACAACACAGGTAATGTAAACACTGGCGACTCCGCTAACGCTTTGTTGGCTCCTAGTGATACACCCGCTACTACCGATGCGCTCCCAGTGCGTGTTTTGGGCTTAGTGCCTGACACCGTTGTGACCTTGGGTACTGCTACTTACACTAGCATCTCTACCGCTACTGTTACCTGCTCTGCTTTGCCTTTCGCATTGCCTGTTGGTACAGACGTTGGTTCACTTGCTGCTAATGGTCAGTACATCCCCTCGGGTTCGTTTGTTGATACAGCAGCTAATGCTGGCGCAACTTCGTTTATCTTGAACCAAGCCCCTATTACAGCTTTTGCTGCTAGTTCTACGCTTGTGTTTGCACAGTACCCAGAGTTGCTGGTTAAGTTGAACTTCGGTCAACACCAGTATTACGCTGCCACTAGCATTGCTTAAGGAGTAATTTAAAATGGCTATTTCACGCGCACAACTACTTAAAGAACTCCTTCCCGGCTTGAATGCTTTATTTGGCCTCGAGTACGCCCGTTATGGTGAGGAACATAAAGAGATTTATGAAACCGAAACCTCTGAGCGTTCATTCGAAGAGGAAACCAAACTGTCTGGCTTCTCTGCCGCACCAGTCAAAAACGAAGGTTCTGCCATCGCTTATGACAATGCTCAAGAGGCATGGACAACTCGCTACAACCACGAAACCATTGCTTTGGGTTTCTCAATCACTGAAGAAGCGATTGAAGATAACTTGTACGACAGCTTGTCTGCTCGCTACACCAAAGGTTTGGCTCGTGCTATGGCTTACACCAAGCAGATCAAAGCTGCTGCCGTGTTGAACAATGGCTTCTCTGCCGCTTATGTCGGTGGTGACGGTCAACCTCTGTTCTCTACAGCACATCCTTTGGTTTCTGGTGGCACCAACAGCAACACCCCATCTACCCAAACCGACTTGAACGAGACTTCCCTTGAAGCCGCCGTTATTCAAATCGCTGCTTGGACTGATGAGCGTGGACTGTTGATCGCTGCTAAACCTAAGAAGTTGATCATTCCACCAGCACTGCAATTCGTTGCTACTCGTCTGTTAGAAACCAGCCTGCGCGTTGGCACTAACAACAACGACATCAACGCGTTGAAAAACAATGGTTCGATCCCAGAAGGTTACACAATTAACCACTATCTGACCGACACCAGCGCTTGGTTCTTGACAACTGACGTGCCTAACGGTTTGAAGCACTTCGTTCGTACTCCGCTGCAAAACAGCATGGACGGTGACTTCGATACCGGCAACGTGCGTTACAAGGCTCGTGAGCGTTACAGCTTCGGCTGGTCTGATCCTTTAGGCATGTTTGCCTCTTCAGGTTCATACTAAAAAAAGGGGGTCACAAGCCCCCTTTTTTTATTGACATCGTAGAAATATGGTGTATATTCTAAACATCTGGGTGATTGACTCTATCGGACTGCCCCAGCAGACGATGCAACGATTGATAGAGTTACTTTTGCATAAGGACTTTTGTCATGGCACGTTCCACATTTGATGGCCCAATTCTTTCGGGCACACAGCGTTTTGGTAATTTTCGTAACGTAGGTTACGCAACCCTCGCTCAATCAGCGACTTTAAACATCGCTAACACCACAGCAAACACTGCTGGTTATGGTGGCTCTTCTGGTATCTTTGTTGATTCAAACGGTATCCCTAACAGCGCAACAACTGTTTATACACCTAGCACTTCTACTACATACACTGCAACCAGCATCCCTGCTGACTCTGCTACTGTGTATCGTGGTTTTGTGGCATACCTGCCCGCAGGTAGCCGCATCAATGACATTCTTGTTGATATTGGTGTTATCACTACCTTCACAAGCGGTACTTTGACTTCCATCCAAGTGTTGGTAAGCAATGATTACACCGCCGCTGCTGGTACTGCAACATACGCGCAGACTGCTGTTTTGACTTCCCCTGCTGTGGGACGTCAGTCATTGGCTGCGTTCACTGCAACTCAGTTGGCTAACCAACAATCTACTTCTACCGACATCATCCAGATAAATGGCGAACCACCTTTGTCTCAAGTGGTGTTCACAGTAGCGTCAATTAACAGTACCAACGTGGCAATCACAGGCGGTACTTACTACTTCACAATCCGCTACACACAGCCTGATGGCAACATCGGTACAACCACAACTTACCCATACGGTAACTTTGACTAATCAGTCCTAGGGGCTTCGGCCCCTTGTTTTTAAACAAGGAGATTGATTATGTCAATGCAAACCGACGTTAGTACCGCATATTTAACTTCGTCTGGGGTTATTTTTGCGTCTCGTACTAGAGTGCGCCAACTTACCATCATCCCTAATGGAACTGCTGGTTCAGTCATTCTTTATGACAATGCAACCACTAATTCTGGTAATGTACTTTGGCGTGTAACCACTGGCACAAACACCGCTCCTATTGTTGTTATGCTCCCCGGTGAAGGGGTGCTGGCATCTAACGGCGTGTATGCTGCTTTAAGTAACATGACATCTGTAACGGTGTGTTATGGCTAA